TAAAGAGTGAAACTTACTGTTTTTCATATAATGATAATACTTACTCTTTCCCTAAGTAATTTGCAATGCCAACAATAAGTTTTACAGGTTTACAAAAAATTACAGCTGCAAATACCTATACTTATTCGGATTTACATTTAGATTTTGTCAATCCTATTACAAGCGATATAAGTGCAGATTATGACGCTGCAGCGATTAAAAATTCGATTAATGCTTTGTTCAACACGTTACCCGGTCAAAACTTATTAAATCCTACATACGGGTTAAACTTAGCTCAGTACTTGTTTCAACCTATTAGTGAAACAAATGGTAGACTTATAGGCAACGCTATACTTAACGGATTAACATTATATGAACCAAGAATAACTGTGCAAAACGTCAACATACAGATGAATACAGACGAGCAAACTTATTACATCTACTTAAATATAGTAATGCCCTACTTAAATAACACTACGTTAAATGTAGCTGGGGTTTTAGGTAAAACAGGCTACACACTTTTATAATATGTCTACAATATCAGGAGATGCTTCAGCTCTAAACATTCAACCAAACGAATACATCGCGTTTGATGCAACGAATCTTAGAGATTTCATGCGCACTCGCTTAACTCAAAGCGGTTTATTTACAGATCAGTATTTGGAAGGTTCTAACCTTAACGCTATTAATAACATTGTAGCTTACGCATTTCATACGTTCATGTTCTACCTAAACAAAACTTCTTCAGAAGCTATGTTTACCGACGCACAAATATATGAAAACATTAATCGTGTTGTAAAGATTATAAACTACGCACCTATAGGAGATCAAACCTCAACTGCTGTGTTTACATGTTCAGCTACTGCAGATTTAGGTATTGGTTCTTATACTATTCCACGCTATACATTTTTAAGAGTTAATAACTCACCTTACGCTTTTAACCAAGATGTAACGTTTACCAAGACTCTTTCTACTGCTCAGTACTTAGATAGTGTTGGTAACCAAGTACTCTTATATCAAGGTAAATGGACAGAGTATCCATTATATACAGCTCAAGGCAACACAAATGAAATCGTGTACGTTGCTCCAGGCAGCGCGGTTAGTGTAGATCACTTTAATATTAACGTTTACGTTAATGCTGCTGCAACAGGCAAATGGTCTCAATGGACACAAACAGAATCTTTATATTTACAAAACGCTACGGATACCACATTTGAGGCAAGACTCAATGAAAGTCAAAACTACGAGCTAAAGTTTGGTGATGGTATTAACGGTGCACAGCTACAACCAGGAGACCAGGTTGCTGTTTATTATATGCAATCTCTTGGTACAGCAGGCCAGATTAATGCAGGAGACTTAGACGGCTTGACTGCAGTTATCTATAGTACTGCACAATGGAACAAAATACAGCAAGATGTATTTAGCACTGATTTACAGTACTTAGATGATAGTAATATAACAGATTTATACTTTGATAATGCTAACCCTTCAACAGTGTTTACATATGCTGAAGACGCAAATAGTATTCGTAATAATGCTCCAGCTGCTTATAAGTCTCAGTATCGTTTAGTAACAGCAAACGATTATAAAAACTTTGTTACAAGCACGTTTAACAATATTGTACAAGATGTTAATGTATATAGCAATAACGATTATATTAATAATCATATACAATATCTTTACAATATAGGTTTAACTAACCCAAATCAAGATAATAGAGTGTTGTACAATCAAGTAGCGTTTTCTACATCTTGTAACTTTAATAACATTTATATCTATGTGTTACCAAGAGCTACGCAGAACAATACAAACGGTAACTTAAACTATTTAACACCAACACAAAAGTCTCTTATAACAAACACTGCCGCTAGCAAGAAGACAATGACATCGGACATTATAATAATGGACCCTGTGTACAAAGCAGCAGCTATTGGTTATAGTAGTAACTCTAGCGGAGAAGATATTACCGCTATTACCACTCAGTCAGTATTAAATGTAACTCTAGAGCAGACAGCTAAGATCTCGACTCAGCTTATACAAAATAAGATAGCAGGTATTATACAAGCCTTCTTTGATCCTACTAAACTAACATTAGGTTATAATATTGATCTGATTAACCTTACAGCTCAAATCGAAAACATACCTGGGGTAAATACAGTCTACACTCAACGTTTGGATACCGGAGAAGTTGTACAAGGTGTTTCATTAGTGTTATGGAATCCTTCATATCCGAACAATGATGTGTCTATAGCTGCTAAAAACTATCAACTGCAAAACTTCCAGGCGCTATACTTTAACAATATTAATAACGTATCAAGTAGCATTATCGTAACCACAGCTGTATCGCAAGATACTTCGGTAATCAATGTTTAACCTGTAAATAATCTATATGGCCGACGCAGACGTAAAAATTTCACAACTACCTTCTATACCAAATGTTGGGTATCTTCAAGGTACAGACATATTGCCTATAGTAGGTTATCAAGGCGCACAAGGCATAACTCAAGGCATAACGCTTTCGCAGTTAACTAGTTACATTACTACTTTAATACCAGCAGGTCCTGCCGGTCCTCAAGGGCCACAAGGTTATTCTGGTACCACAGTCGGTGGTGGTACAACTGGTGCATATTTTCAAACATTTTACACTTATTCTAACTCTGTAGTATCAACACCTACAGGTTGGAGTACAACATCAGGTTATGGTGGTCCAAACTCGGGCGGTCCTTGGTACCCAGCTTATCCTACACCAACTCAAAACCCTGGCCAAGAAATAGTATGGTCAACTACAGGACTAGTAGAATCAGATGGTAGCGGGTTAGTTGGTGGTACAGGCTGGTCAACACCTGTTAGAGTTTCAAAAGGTCAAATTAACTTTTATCAATCGTCTCAACCTTCAGCTCCGCCTGCACAGCTGGTGACGTTTGGTTTAATACTGCTAATAACAACCAAGCATTTGTATTTGACGGCACTAACTGGAATAACTTAAGCACACCATTCCCATATGTGGGTTATTCAGGATTCATTAACGCTCTTATTGCTCCAGGTTATTCCGGCGCGTTTACGTTAGTAGCAGATAAGTTTCAAATAGTACAACCAGGTTATTCTGGTGCTGGTGGTACTGGTTTTTCTCCGTTTAATGTTCAACCAAACGGAGATGTGTATATAGCAGATGCTATTATACAAACAGTCAACGCTGGTAATATTACTACAGGTACAATCGATGTACCTATACAAATAAACACAGCTAACTTAGTTGCCGGTACTATATCAAATAACTTTCAAGTATATAATCCGTACGTACCTGCTAATACAATGCCTTGCGTTGGTTGGGCACGTCAAGAAAATCTTTCACCTCAAATCATTACAGGTGGTCCTAACGTAACAGATGGCACCCCGGTACCTATGTGTACATTCTACGGCTGGAATGCAGGTGCTGGTGGATATGTACAGAACCGGTTCGGTTTAGGTTCAATGATATTCACATATAATATTGCAACCGACGTTTCCAGTGAATATAATAATGGTATTAAGTTTAACGTAGTATATCAAATAAATGGCGGTTCCTGGGTACAATGTCAAGCACCTCAAGCTTCTTTACCTAATATAAATAACTTTCCGCTATCCTTGTATCAAAGCGGTAGTGTAAACATTACCGGTCTTAACGGTACTGAAACTATTGTTTTTGGTTATCAACCAGCTGCGATTAACGCGAATGTATCTTATATTAATTACGCTTGCTTAACAGTACTGTGTTATAATATATAATGCATGGCAACGAACTATATCACAACCGAAGGTAGTGACTTTGTCACAACAGAAGCCAGCGATTTTCTAGTAACAGAAGATTCTGGTACAGTACCAACCGGTCCAGTACCTGTAGTACAGTCAGTAACCCCTATAAACGGTCCACAGACTGGTGGTACTAATATAGTAATACTTGGTCAGTACTTTGCAGGAGCTACAAGCATAACTATAGGTGGTAATGCAGTAACTAACGTTACTATAGTAAGCACTAGTTCTCCGCAGCAGATTATCTGTACCACACCAGCTGGTACAGTAGGATCTCAGCCAATAGTAGTTACTAATACGTACGGTAGTAGTAATGCAAATGTAACTTTTACATACCTCGCAGTTTCTAACTGCTTACCTATTGGTAACTTTATTACAGGTTTTACTTTAAACCCAGTAAACAATACTAATACTAATATAACTAGTGGATACACTTACGCTACACCTATATTGCTATCAGTTAATACCGCTTTAGGTGTTTCACCAGCTAATATATTAAACGAGTTTTCATTATTTGCTGATTTTGGTAATGGTACTGAAATCGAAATAACTCAAGTTACAAGTAGTGCACTACTTACACAGCCAGTTGTTTATGATTGGCCTGGAGTGTATGAAGTTAAGCTAGTAGTGTTACCTAAGAACGGTTGTCCTGTAGGTACATATTCTAAAACATTTAGCGCTGTTAACTATATTGATGACAATCTTAACTGGGATTATAGTCGTTGGCCGGAACTTACAGAACAACATGTAAGTCTAGGGGCTGCATTTCACGGGTTTCAATCTTGCCCTCCAGGTTTACTTCTAAGCGCAATACCACTTACGTTTGACTTTAATGTATCTAATCAACTGAGTAGCGGTATAGTATTTGATTTATATTCAGAGAACTCTTTATCTCAACCATGGGAAACTGTAACACCTGATAACAAGTTTGCACAGTTAAGACCGCGTTGGAGGTTTACAGATTTAAATGGTAATGTTGTTACCTCTATAACCGCTACAAATGTAACACCTGTATATATTTTACCAGATGGTACTCGTACTAACTCAAATAATGGTACTCTAGTTGGTTATACTGGTACGGTAGACTTTTATTATACAGACGATATACCTTCTTTGGTGTATGATAACGGGTTTGTAGATCCAGTAGTATTACCTACCTTATGGGTTGTTTACAACACTACCAATATATCTAACTTACAAGACAGTAACGATGGTAATGCTCCTTCTTATTCTAATAGTAATGTAGCTTTATCTTCTTACTTCTATGTAAAGAACTTATCTGCAGATCACTTTGATATAACTGTTGATGGTTATACAATACCGTTACCTAATACAGTATGGCCTGATACAGATAGAACATTTATAATAACTGTTAATAGTGCTATACTTTCTTCTTCTACTACAGATTTTAGTAATGTAGCGCTATTAAACTATCCTTTAATAGGAGCAAACTATTCAAACGTTACCGCAGCTGTATCACCTAGTGCAGCAGCTACAGTATATACACCAGTATTTAAGTTTAATAGATATGACAGTCTAGGTAGAGACACAGGCGGGTTCTTTAAGAACATGCTTAGCACATTACCACAGTCAGCAGTAGCTGCCTTATTTGCAAGCCCTAGCGTACCAACTGTACTAACATTATCTGCTCATAACTTTACTACGATAATGGAACCTTCTGCGTATAACGGTTATTATTCTGCCGCTAACGCATACAACGGTGCTACTACTCAGAACGTATTACTTTCAACCTCTTTAACTGGTAGGTACTCATTTAACGTTACAGACTTTTATCAGAAGTACTTTGTACGTAAAGTAAATGAAAACTTTAACTACGGTGCATTACTACAGTCTTATGCATTGCAAGATTTCATTGCTAACAAGACTAACTTTATAGAATATCTTTCAGCAGTAGGTGGTGATAATGTACACCCAACTGAAAACTTTGGTACAGTAGCATATGAAAAGACGGCTAACTTTGTTGCTAATAATGAAGATCCTTCAGTAGCGGGTGTTAATCAGCTATACTCGCTAGCTAGTATGGTAGACACGGAGTTTGATAACTACAACTACGATTTACCACCTGTACTACAGAGACAGTTTGATTTATATAGTGTCGGCCATGAACAGTTGTGGGGCACGAGAGAAAAGTATAATCAAAACTTTGACAACTCTTCGAATCATACAAACCTAGGCGCTCAACTAACTGCTTATAATATTAATACTACTATTGTAAGTGCAGGGCAGTTAATAGTACTTAATGATATATTTAACTCTCAGTTCTATGAACTAGTAGAAGTGCCCGCTATTACCTCTTACGCTAGTATTACTGCAAACAACATGCAGACTCATTTCCCAGTAGCTAGCTCATTAACGTTCCCACTTACTGCTTACCCATTGAGTGCATTCTACGGTTGGGGAGTTAATACACCAGTTTCTAGCTATTATAGATTTTTCGTATATAATAACGTATACACTAATACACCTGTTAATAATCTCATTGACTGGAATCAAACTACAGATGGTAGTCTCCATACAACATTATCAGAATCAGTATCATCTTTAAGTGCTTGGTACGCAGATGGCGGTATACTTGAAAACATTTATAGCTTCTACCTTACCAAGGGATTAAATCTAAATAGCAGTAAATATTATCAAACGTCTGGGGTACTACCGCAATCATGATAAACTTTAAAACATATCACAGCGAACGACTTACAGAAGCTACTGTAAATGAAACGCTTAAAAACCATTTATCCCATTTAGAAGATCTTGCTATTGAAGAGGGTAAAAAAGGGTTTGCTAAGTTTGTCGAACAGGTAGAAAACTTTACTTCATACCTAGAAGGTTTTAATAGCAAAACATCTGTAAACTTAAAGGTAGATGGTTCACCAGCTCTATTCTGGGGTATTGATCCTAGAGAGAAGTTTGATAATCAGTTTTTTATTGCAACTAAAACGGTATTTAGTAAAGTGCCAAACTTAGTTCATAGCGAACAGGAAGTAGATGTATTATATAAAGACGCGCCTATAGGTTTAAGAGAGGTACTTAAAACAGTATTCCCTTACCTTAAAAAAGGTTATGACAACTCTGGGTTAATGTATCAAGGAGATCTTTTATTTTCTCCTTCACGACCACCTACTACTTCAACAATAGAAGGTAAGCAGTACATAACTTTTAGACCTAATCTTATTTCGTATGCTGTACCAGTAGACCCGCAATCTCCACTTTATCAGCAAGTATCTAAGGCACCTGTAGGTATAGTTATACATGCTGCATTTAACGTACAGGCTAATGGAGATGCTATTACTTCAAGCATGGCGGGTAGAGATGTTACCCGCGTAGTTAATAGTTTAAAGAAAGCTGGTGTGTTTGCAGAAGGGTCAAACTATAAGACACTTAATATTAACCTTGATCCAAATCTAAAGAACACTATACACGGTTTATTGAACGATGCTAAGATAAAGATTAATAGCATTAGTAACGAGTTTGATGCAGAGTATACTGGTAGTACTTTATCGGCAGAGTTAAGACAGTACACCAATCACATGGTAAGAAGCGGTGGAGGTATATTTAAAGCTGCTACAAGTGGAGAAAACTTTAACATTAACAAATACTTAAACGGGTATTTTGGGTACGCTAAAGAAAAGATAAACAAGAAAGCTGCTGCTGGTAGCCCGAGAGTTAAAGCTAATGCTGAAAAGAAAATAGAAGGCACATTAAGTTATCTTAAAGAGCATAAAAAGTCTCTTAACGGCTTAATCGGTGCTTCGTATGACATGATACGCATTAAGCTTATATTCCAACATTTATTAGCTAATGCAGAAGGTAAACTAAAAGGTATGTATTCGTTTATACCTGTTGGTGATAGTTATGTATCTGCACCAGGCGAGGGACATGTACTGTACATTGGGGATACACCTAACCAGGTAAAGATTGTAGATAGAATAAACTTTAGTGCTAATAACTTCTTATATGCAGGTGAGCGTGGTAGAAAAGCTGCTGAGCCTGTTACAGAAGAAGCACCAGCTACAGAACAAACCTATAGTATTGGAATATTTGGTGGTGGTTTTAACCCCCCGCACATTGGACATTTTGAAGCAGCTAAAATGGCTGCACAAGAAAATGATGATGTATATATCATTATTTCTAAGACAGAAAGAGATGGGGCTGATATTACACTAGAAAAGAAACTAGCTATATGGAAACTTTACGTACCATTGCTAGAACAGTATAAAGCTAAAATACATTTAGTTGAAGCTGAAATCTCTCCAGTACGTACTACATATGAATATGTAGCTACTTTAAATGAATCTCCTGATGCAGGCAAGATAACTGTTAACCTCTATAGTGATGAGGAAGATGCAGGACGTTTTGATAACATAGCAAAGTACGGGGAACACCTAGCTGGTATCAACATTAGACCTACACCTCGTTTAGGTTCCGGTACAGAGTTTAGAACACTATTAGCTGCAGGCGATGCACGTAGGGCCTGGGCACTAATACCTCAAGGCGTAGATAAGAATATGGTTTGGAATATATTAACAGCTCAATAAAGAGCGCACTCGTTAATATGCTCTTTAAGAGCTTGTATAGCTTCCATTGCTGGAGCTGCACCCCAATGATCACATTCGGTCATCCAAGTACCAGCACACTCTTCTAGTTTAT